GCAAAGGAATTAGACCCAATCAAATATTTATCAGGCTTAAACGAGTTTTTAACTCAAATTAATAATATAAAGCAATGGCAACAGTAAAGGCAATAGTTGATATTTGGGGCAGAGATTCTTTGATTATCGCAGCAGGAAAAGAAGGCGAACTGCCTGATGAAAATGCAAAGGCACTCGAAAAAAACGGCAACGTACAAATAATCAAAGCTAAAACTAAAGAGTTAAAAATCGAAGATGGCACAAACTAATTTGATAGACGTAATAAGAGTTAAAACTGGTGCTGAGGTCGTAGACACGGCATTCGTTAAACGCTATCTTTCAATTAGTACTGATACCCACGATACTTTGCTCAACGATTTGATTATTGCAGCCCGTGAAGAAGTAGAAAAAGCATCTTGTTTGTCTTTGGTTTTGCAAACAATTACAGCGGAATGGTCAGCAGCATACGGAGACACTCGCCTACCCTACCCAAAAATAATTGCCATCACGAGTGCAAAAGACAATGACGATAATATTTTGACGCTTAATACAGGCTATACTTTAAAGGGTCAAGACAAGAAAATAATTACGGGTGATTTTCCAAACGGTCTTGTATTAGTTTATACAGCAGGCTACGGAGTAAACACCCCGACTGATTTAAAGTTAGCAATTGCCAAACACGTATCAGAAAACTTTGAAGTACGAACTGGCATATCGTTAAGCGGTGCAAACATGAAACTTTTACCTAATAACTGGCGAACAACTGCCGCAATGTATCGACCATCATGGATATTTTAGCATTAAACGCAGGCGAGTTAAGAGACAAAATAGAGTTTTATACCACTACGGCAACAAAAGACGATGCAGGAGGGTACGCAACAAGCACAAAAACACTTGCCTTTGAAATGCTTTGCAAAGTAGAAGTTGAGCCGAGCAAAAGGACTTTTGAAGGTAGCAAGGTAGAGTATATTGACACTTGGAAAATCAAAATGAGATACGAGACTGGTAGAATACCAAACGAATCGCATTTAGCTAAATTTAATAATGAGTTTCTTTCAATTATCGGAGTTAAAAACGTAATGAACAGGAATTTAGTTTTAGAACTTACATTAGTCAAAAAGTAATGGCAAATACAAGAGGTTTAGCAGGAATTTTAAGAAATATGGGTGCTTATTCACGTCAATTAAAAAGAGATTTAACCTTAGACGTTTTTAGGGCCACAACAGATATTGAAGGAACGGCAAAGAGTAAAGTCGTAGTTGATACAGGTAAATTAAAGCAGTCGATTTATCACCGCATGAATTATGCGGAAGCCACAGGGCAAGTTGGAGCAACAGAGTTTTATGCACCCTTTATCGAGTTTGGCACAGGTGGAAACATTGAAATACCTAACGGATTTTCAGACTTTGCAGGTGCGTTTAAGGGTACAGGAGTAAGAACCATAAACAGGTCGGCACAGCCTTTTTTGATACCAGCTTTTTTAGAAGAAACGCAAAAGCTAAAGGAACAGATTAAAAAAACAGTAACAAAATATAGCGGAAGCAACAGACGATGAAAGACACAGCCTATCCAGTACGCAAAGCATATTACACGCTATTGAGCGGTCTTGGATATACTGTTTTTGATTCAAAAGCACCCGATGCGGCAAGTAAACCTTATATTATTCTTGATTCGCAAACAGCAAACAGCGAAAACACTAAAACATCGTTTGATAATCGGGTAACGATTAATATTGACATCGTTACGTCTTACATAGATGGCTTTGGTGGACGTAAAGAACTTGACTTGATAGTTGATAACATTTTAGATTCAGCGATACCACAGGCAGGGCAAAGCGGAGTTACGATTACAGGATTTAATATCGTCAGTACAAAGAAATTAACTGATTATAGCTTTGAGCCTTTAGTACAAATAGCACAGACAATTTACCGCAAGGTTATAATTATAGAGCATTTATTAGAACAAGTATAAATCTACACAACTATACAAAAACATGGCAAAAACTAACGCATCCAGTCATAAAATGTATTTCATTGAGACAGCTACTAACAAATTAGTTGCTCACTTGAATAACATTAATATTAGTGGTTCGGGAAACAAAATTGATTTTACGACTAAAGACAATGATGGATTTGAAGATTTCGACATGGGTCTTTTGTCTTTCACTTTGAGCATTGATGGTAAAGTTGATTTTCAACCAGGCACTAACAACCGCAATATTAATGACATTGTTACGGCGTTTAGAACGAGAGCGACAAAGACCGTGCTTATCAAAAATTCATTGACAGGTGATACTACCTATCAAGGGGCGGTAAAGATTATTTCTTTTGAAATTACATCAGGCACAGAAGAAGCACTTGCTTTCTCAGCCGAACTTGGATTTATCGGAGATTTAACCGTTGGAGTAAACGCATAAGATGACAAATAAACCCTTTGAAATAAACGGACTTGGAACGTGCTTGGTAGGAACTTATACAATAAGACACCTTACCAAGTACTTCAAATGCAACCCGAGCGACTTGTTTTATATTGCTATCGAAGCAGGTAATCAATATGAGTTTTATTCATATTTATTAAAGTTTGCCTACGAAAACGCACTAATTCAGCAGAAAGGACTTGAAAAGTTTAAGGAAATGCCAGTTGAGCAAATTGACATGACGCTCGATGAGTTTCCTTTATCAAAAGCCGATGACGAAAAGATAAGTACAGCACTCTGTATGAATATTTTTGGAATGACAGCACAAGAGTTTTCTGAAAAGCTAAAAGGCAAAGCAGACGATGAAACACAAGCCGATAACGACAAAAAAAAAGCGATTGGTTTGACTACTGGCGAGGAATCGACAAACTTGATTGGGGTCATGGAATAAGACCATACGAACTTGATTGCTTAACGCTTTACGATTTAGAATTACTTGCTGAAGTATCAAACGAGAAATATGAGTTTCAATTATTCAACACTCGTGAGATTATTTACTGGCAAACTAATTCTGTACCCGAACGGAAAACACACTTAGAGCGTGAAAAAATAATGCAACTACCATCCGAAAAGGAGAAAGTTGATTATGTAGCACTATTTAATACGCAGTTTGCTGAGGAACAATTAAAGAAAATCAGCGAACTGCAAAATAAATCCACACAACAACTATAATTATGGCTGGACTTGGTTCATTTTTTCTTGAAATAGGCGTAGATAGTGCCGCACTACAAAGAGGATTGAACAACGCCGAATCTCGCCTATCAAAATTCGGGCAACGTGCTGAGAAAATCGGCAAAAGTTTGTCGCTTGCTATTTCCACACCTTTGGCCTTAGTAGGAAAAAACGCCCTACAAACGTCTGCACAGTTTGAGTCCTTAGAAATGTCTTTCGGCACGATGTTACGTTCAATGGAGAACGGCAAAACGCTAATGAAAGACTTGCAAAATTATAATCTTGCTACATCATTTCAGTTTGAAGAAGTTGCAGGGGCTGGAAAGTCTTTGCTTGCCTTTGGATTTGCTCAACAGCAGATTATTCCACAGATGAAAATGCTTGGTGATGTTTCCGCTGGATTAGGAATTAACATTGGAGAATTAGCAGATTTGTACGGAAAAGCTAAAGTACAAGGTCGTTTATTTCAAGATGACATAAATCAGCTACAAGGTAGAGGTATTCCTATTGTAGAAGAATTAAGAAAGCAATTTAAAGGTGCAAATGTTGATATAAGGAAAATGACAGAGGACGGCAAGATTGGATTTGGTAATCTTGAAAAAGCCTTTGCGTCTTTAACTTCCGAAGGTGGGCAGTTTTACAACATGACTGCAAATCAATCTACTACACTTGGTGGACTGTATTCTAACCTACAAGACAGCGTAACAATGAATCTCCGCACGATTGGAGACAGCATCGTTAAAAATCTTGACTTAAAAACAGTTATTCCACAAGCAAGCAAATACCTTACAGATTTAGCCGAAGGTTTTAGTAAACTATCGCCCGAAGCACAAAAAGCGATTGTAGTCATCGGCGGGATGGCAATTGTCTTACCTCCTTTGCTTGCCTTAGCAGGTACAGTTCTACCAATGATTAAAGGCGGATTTCTTGCATTAATTAGCCCAGCAGGATTGGCCGCAACAGCATTAGTGGCTGCGGCTGCCTTAATTATTACCAATTGGGATAAAGTTTCCGATTCAATATATCGAGCAAAAAACAATTTACGCAACGGAATGCTTGGTATCGGATTGACAATTGCCGATATGCAAGGAATAGCCGACCCCAAAGGAGGGAATGAAATGCGTGGCAAATTATTAAAATCTTACTACGAATCAGTACCTGACGACCCACAAGTAGCAAGGTTTACAGAACAGGCAAAAAAAGAGTTTCAAGCTAATAAAAAATTTAATTATAAGCGTGGAGAAAAACCAAAGCCTACACTTCCACCGCCAGTTACAAAACCGCCTTTATCAGGCTTAGATTTAGATAAAGAAAAAAGAAAAAAATTATTAGAAGAATTAGCAAAAGAAGAAGAAAGGATATTGGGTGAAACCTTTTCACTACGCAAAACAATGCAATCACAAACCCGTGATTTGATTATTGCGTCGATGGAAGATGAGACTAAACGAGCAAAAGCGGAAGCACAAAAACGAGCGGAGGACGAAATTAGTGCAATGCGTGAAAAGATGATAGGTTTAAAAAACTTAGAATCTGAATTTGCCAATTGGAGATTACAACGTGAACAAACATTAGCAAACGAACTTGTAAAAATACAACGTGAATCGTTTGTTACACCAAAAGAAATAAAGTCCAAAGGATTAACATTACCGCCTGTTATTAAAAGGACTTTGTCTTTAGATACAAAGGGAATGCAAAATGATTCAGAAAGAGGTGCGGTAGGTAGATTATTAAAAAAAGATATAGGTATTGAGCAATGGACAGCGGATTCGGCAACTTACATTACACAAGCACAAGGTATTGTAGATGCTAATTCAAGAATTAAAAACAGCGTTGGAGAAATCGCTTTAGCAGCAGGTGAGGCAATGGGTGTAACTATTGCACAAATGGCAATGGGTACAGCTACAATCACTGATTTAGCAAACTCTTTACTTTCTACGGTCGGTAACATCTTTGCCGATATTTTAAAACAAATGGCTTTAGCTGAAGTAAAAGCACTTGGAATAAAAGCATTATTAGGCGACCCAACAGCAATGCTTAGAGTAGTTGGGTTAAGTGTTGGTGCAGGGTTGCTCGGCGCATTTAGTAGTAAGATTGGGCAAAACAGGGCAGGAAGCCAAACGCAAAGAAACAACTCTCAACCATCATACAGCGTAACGAGAGGCTCAGATATTTACACAGCAAGCAAACGATACGAAACTATTAAAGGATTTTAATGTCATACGGGATAAAGTACATATCGACAGCAAAAGGCTTATCGTCAGTTCAATGGAAAATTGAATTGCTTGAAAAAAACTATTCAGGCAGTACAATTGACGTGCGAATGGTAGACGATGGCATAACGATTGGTTACGACCGAGATGATGACAGGTTTAACGTCATTTATAGCAGATACGCTATTTTAAACTTAAAGGTAAACAGTCAATTAAACCTAAACTCTTTACAGTTTGACGATGAACGAAAGTTTCAAGTAAAAATCTACAAAAACAACGTTCTTGAATTTATAGGATGGTTAATACCTTTTTACTCTTCACAGGAATTTGAAGATGATAAAATCGCCAGTATTTCGGTGATGGCAAAGGATGGTATTAACCAACTTAAAAACAAGACCTACGTAAACATAAAGCCCGAAGTTTTAAGCAAAAAACAATCCTTTAAAGACGTTATTATTCAGTCTTTGAGCGAGGTTGGGTATAGCTTAAACACAGAAATATATTATAATAAGTACGAAGATGGAATGAATAAAACATCTTCTGACTGCCCTTTGTCGCAATGTTTTATAAATATTGAATCGTTTATTGACAAAGATGGCGTTAATATTAACTATTACGATGTTTTATACAGGCTTTTATTACAACATGATTTAAGAATTTCGCAAGTCAATGGCGTTTGGTGCATTACTTCGCCAATTGAGGTAATTGATGGCAGTATTTCGGGCAGGGTTTATAATTATTTAGGCGTAAAAACTGGAAATAAAACGCTATCTACCGATTTAAACATTCATACAAATGGATTAAAAGTTATTTCTAACTCACAAATTAGAAAGTCAATACCAGTTCAGCAATTTACTGCAAACTTTGAATTTGGTTCAGATAAGAATTTAGTTTTAAATGGAGAATTAAAAGACATTGTAGACTATGAACCCAACAAATGGAATTTAGGGCCCGGCTGGGTTAATGGCGAAGTACAAGAAATTGTTGGGGGTGGAATTATATTCAAAGACACATACGCAACACGACCGCCACAAATACAATTAAAAACGCCAATCGCCGACGCATCTCTAACAAGTGATAAGTATTTAGAATCAGACGAAATTAACGTAGCAGGTCTTGATAGTTTTATGCTTGAAGCAGAAACTTATTTTGATGGTGATATTGACGCTCTTCGTATTCGTGTAGAAATGTACAATGAAGGAGGAACGGATAAATCATACATTGATGAATTTGGGAAACTTACCTTAGTTCCTTCGTCTATCTATTCTTACAATCAAGAGGTAGATTCGTATAGGTTAATTAAAATTGAATGGGAAAACATGACAAAGTTCGGTTTTCTTGTTGATTTTAAATACATGAAAATCCGAATTTATGAAGGAATTAGATTAAGAAGCGGAACGCCAGTTGGAACGACTGTAAAATATAGAAATATTAGAGTAACAGGAAAACCGCAATACTTCAATAAAACGTTTGTCGGTAAAAAATATCAAATCTCTAATTCAGCCCTTACTTCTTCAAAAAAAGAAGATGAGTATAAAATCTATTACAAAGACAGTAATGATATTTATGAGCCTCAAAGCGTTTATCGAATTTATTTAAACGATAACCCCGATGATAACATTTCAAAAACAAGCGGTCGGTGGAAAAGAACAGCGGAATCAACTACTCGAACATTAATTGAAAGCGTATTAGTTGATAAATTAGCCGTAACATCAAAGTTTGGGGATATTTTTGAAGGCAGTATTTACGGTTATGTAGATATAAATAAAACACCTGCTTTAGTTGATAGCGAACAGCGATTTATTGTATTGTGGAGCGAATACAAGGTAGCTACAAATACAACAGAAGTATTGTTGTGTGAAAATATAACTGATGCAATAAGTCTAAATACCAAAAGATTTAATGTTTTTGATGATGACACTATTGTTGAGGTAGATAGCGTATCAGAAGTTGGTAATTTAATTAATTTAGGAGAAAAATATAATAAGCCTGTTACAATAGAGGGCGGTATAACTCACGGCATATTATACCCCGATGGTGGCATTGATTCACTCCCAAAAGACACAACAAACCCAAGAGCAGGCAATAAAGGAGTTTTAATATTTGGCGGTACAAACGCCGAAGAAATAACACTCGGCAACAAAGAAAATCAAACTTTAGTCGATGTTTTAGGCGGTAAAATAAAAATCGGCTATAATTTGTTCTACGACAAATCTATCACCGATGGCGATGGCGATGTTGTAAAACAACTCGGACTTGATTCTGACTTTCAAGTTGATGGACGTATTGAGGCGGTGTCGGGTATCTCGGTTGGGTCAGATGGGATTCTGATTACCAAAGAGTTAGGTACAGGCGGTAAGCCATTCGGGCAAGTTGATGCACAGAATGAGTTAAGGTTTGTTTCGCCTGTGGTGAATGTTACAAACGTTCTCGGCGTAAATCAAATTACTGGCATTGGTACAAATCCCATCACGGCTAACGCTCCAATTTATTTTAATCAGCCGATTTATGTGCAACCTTCAAATAACCCAAACAGCCCGATAACAAATGCACAGTTTAATGTAGCGTTGGCTGGTGGTTTTGCGGTTTCTACGACCTGTAAGTTATTGTTTAACACAAATCAGTCTCTCGCAGGTGCAAAGACGCAAGGCGGATATACGACCGTAACAGGTGATAATATATTGCTAAACGGTCAGACAACTGCAAGCGAAAATGGAATTTATGTTTTTGATGGCACAAACTTTACTCGAAATACAGCAAACGATACAAGTGCAGAAATCCGATTAAAAGGTCATTTAATACTCAACGGCACTTTTGCAAGTACGCAATGGGTAAATAATAACTCTACTGATATTACCGTAGGCACAACGGCTATTACTTATACCCAATGGTCGGGAGCAGAATTAGACCCTATTTTTACAAGTCATGCCGCTTTTAATGTTACTAACGCTAAAATTGCAAGTTGGGATTTGGCTTCTACCTATGGAACTCATATAGGTTTATATGTGGACAAAAGTACGACACAGAACGATATTGCAGGTGCAAAGACATTCACAACTTCTATTCAAAGTCCGATTGTAAGAGCTGGTACTGATGCGTTAAATATTCAAATGTTTAACTACTTTGGCAATTCTCCAAGAATAGCATCGAGTGGTAACGCCTTAGAGTTTTTTGCATTACAAAGATTTGACTGGTTTACAACTGGCAATATTGGGCAAATGAGGCTAAACGCAACTGGCTTGCGTATTGGTGCAACAACTGACCCTTTGTTTAAATTGCACGTTTCGGGAACTACGGGTTTTGATGGATTAATTTCTTTAGGAAAAACCTCAGATGGTATTGCAATGTCAAGCGGAACGGCTGGGCAATTTATACGTAGAAGTCTTGTTTCAAATGGTTTTTATAATGTTAATGTAAATAATTGGGCTAATATATTTGTCGCTGATATTTCCGATATAGCAACTTTTTACCAAGCTAAAATAACAGCTACCGAAAACTACTTAGTAAAGAAAACGGCAACCAACTTTGGTGATAGTCAAATCTTTGACAACGGTACGTTTTTAGCCGTTGGCGGTACTGCTGCAATAGATAGCAGTAAGTTTAATGTTATTGGCAAAATAGGTGCAACTACCGCACGAATTGGAGACAACACCAACGGAATTAACATCGGCAATCTTGCAATATCTTCAACTGGTGCGTTGGGTTATAATTCAACAACTCACGCTTGGAGCATTGCAACGGTTGAAAAACTTAATCTAAATGCTACTCGATTAGCTTTGACAGGCAATTTGAATGTTACGGGCGATGTAGATATTACAGGGAAATTTAAGCTAAACGGCTCGTTTGGTGCTGACCATACATTCTTAAAATCTAACGGCACGACGCAGGAGTTTGCACCTATGACCGTTGGCGAAATTGCGGATATTGCAACTTACTACGCAAGCAAACAAGATGCGGTTTTGTACGGCACATTTGAGGGTGAGCGAGGTTTTAAGTTGTTTCACGATGCTACAAAATTAGATACTGCCGCTTTGTTCTTTGCAAACCAAGACACGGGTATTATAGGCATTCACTATTTTGGTTTAGACAATAGCAATAATGTTACTCAACACGGATTACACATAGATGGAGATGGATTTGTCTATCACAAAAAATTAAACGGCTCTCGTGCAAGGTTTTTGACTACTGATGATAGTTTGAGCGGCGGAGGCACTTCTTATTCTTTTGCCGAACCTTTGTATTTGAACGGCAATCAAGTTAATGTTCGTGTAGCATCTGCTTCTCAAAATGGCGTTTTGACGAAGGAGGATTGGACTAAGTTTAATACTGGCGTTCTTTGGAACGGTGGACTTGTATCAAACAATATACAATTATATAGACCAAATGGTGATAACGTAGAATTGCTTTGGGGTGCGGTATATCCCATAACTTCTGTAACAAGTTCAAGTTATGGCAATTTAGCTGCAAGAATAACTTGGAAAAGTAGCACGCCTGGTTTATACACATGGAACTTTGGCAATGGGGTAAATGGAATGGTTATCGAAACTGCTTACACAGGCGATGGAATGTATATCGGAACGCAAGGAGAAATGAAGCTAAAGGCAAATAAAATTTTCCTAAACGGTATTGAATTAAATATGACAAAAGTAGCCTCGCAAATTGGGGTTTAACAAAAACAAAAAACATGAAATTAAATTTTAACAAGTCGTTACAAAACCTTGACAATTCAGAAATTGAAAATTCAAACATGGGTAAATTATTGGCAAATGTATTGAGCCAAGCTAACACAGGCGAGCCAGTAAAGTGTTGGGAAATGGCTTTGAAGTTGTTCGATGGGCAAGAATTAGAGGTTGATACAACCGATAAAGAAATGCTCGAAAGCACAATAAAAGCAAGTCAGGGTTTGACAAACGCAGGAAAAGCACAGTTATTATTAGTAATCAAAAACGCACAATAATATGCCATCGAGACTACCAAAATTTATGGACGAGGTTCGCACTAATTCGGGCGGATTATTTGTTGCACTCTTCTATTTGAGTGAGAAAGTAGATGCTGCGAGCGTGGCGGTCGATAAGTGGTTTTGGTTGAGGAGCAACGCATCGGGCGTAAGAATAGACGAGCGAGATAATAAAATAATTGTAAATGGTGCTTCGTGGTGGAGTGAAAAATCTACTGCTTTGGCAAATACACCAGATGGTTATGGAGCGTTTACTTCAACTGATGAAGCATTTGTTAGTGCTTATTCTCTCGGTTATATGGAAAGTTTTCCTTTTGATGCTGGTAATTTAGCAGGGTATAATTCACCTGCCGAAAGAACAAAAGCGTCTTTTGCAGCAATGGCGGCGGCTGGCGTTGATAAGATATTTATTGGTGTTTATTGGGATGCAATTTTTAATACTTATGCTGAACAAACTGCAAATAATAATTCATCATGGGCAAAGTATGATGATTTGATTAATTATGCAAAGGGCTTAACTACTACAAAAGGAAAGCAAATGAAAATTGCTTTGCGATTAATTGTTTCTAAAGATGATGGTTCGCATTATGACCTTGAGAACCCATCAAATAATAACGGTTGGTATGGGTTGAGTAATTCTGCAAAAGACCAATTTGGATATGTTATTCGGGTTGGAGTTGGCATAGGTCATGTTTCGCTTGCTTACAGTACTGGACTTGCACAGGTTTATGATTTTGTTACAAAAGCATTATTACGATATAAAAATATTTTAGGTTCACAGTTTTTATGGTATTCGGTTGTAACAAGTTCACAGGAAGAAAACGGCTCAAATTATGAGAATCAGCATTATGTTGCTGGCTCAGATTCACCAGTTCCTGCTTATCCTGCACTATTTGATTATAGTTCACACGCTCAAACAGCGTTTAAGTCCTATTGTGAAACAAAATACTCAAATAATATTTCATCGCTAAATACGGCATGGGGTTCATCTTATAGTGTATTTGCTGATATAGTTCCTCCAGGTCTTGGGGCAACTGGCTCGCATGAAGAATTGAATAATGTTTACAAAACAAATAAGGGTAAAGATTGGTATCGTTTTAATGAAAAATTGGTAACAGATTTTTTAATTGCTTGTAAACAAATAGGCATTACTAACTCTGTTGGAGCAAAATTTGCGACAGAAACAGGAAGTGATACGGATGTTTTAGCACCACGACGACAAACGATTGACATTGCAAGATGGGCAACAATAAGTGATTTGCATAAAACACAATTAGGAGGTTTTTCTCGTGATACCTCATTTTCTCACTCGATAGATATATTGCGTACAGGTATTGCTCGGGCAGGTAAAAAGTTAGGCACAGAAGCAAATACGCAAGATTTTTTAACTCAGCAAAACATAACTGACCCTAACGAAATGTTAGAGGCTATGTTTGAAATGTGCCAATATTGCATATTAGATGCTGAGGCAAAAGACATTACAATTATATCGTTTCGATGGTCGCAGTTTCATAGTGTTGCTGTTTCGCTTGCTCAAAGAGTAAGAGCATTAATGGATAATAATAATGGTCGTGTTCCTGCCGTTGTGCCTGAATTTACTTATTCAGTAGACCAAATTCTAAATAACGGAAGTAGCTGGTTACGAAGTTCGATGATTGCGGCTGGGCATTCGCTAAATAGTCGCATTGCAGCGATTCAGTCAAGTAGTGGAGTTGTTACCCCTCCAGTTGGCTGTAATTATCCTTTGCAAATTTACCCTATTCAAACTTACTGTTTGAGTAATAATAATATTTTAACAGATGCGTATGACAATGATGAAGCTTTGCGAGAAGTAATGAAAAACACTCATTTCAAGTTGTGGCTACCAACTCACTCAATATCATACATATCGGGACAGCTAACATTAATTAGTTATACAGTTACGGGTGCTGATGGTATTGTTTATGTGAAAAATACACAAAATCAAGGGTTTTATACAGATAATCAAACCGTAAACGTAGAAAGCCCTTATAGGAACAATCACCCTTTGAAACAGTATAGTGCGGTTGTAACGTCGTCGATTGTGTTATTGCCTTTAGGTCAAAATTACACGATTCAAATGACTAATTTAACACCTACAAATCAAATAACTTTTGTGGTGCAAAACCTTGATATAAATCCGCAGGCAGATAGCCCTACCGTATTTCAAAGAAAAGTAGGCTCAACGCCAAGTTCGTTTACGTTTAATCCTGACGTGATAACATCAAACTATATTAGACAAGTAAAATTTAATTGCAATAGAGACACAAACACGGACACAATCTCAAATATAGGATGAAAAAACTACTCACAATCTGCCTAATGCTACTCGGAGCGGTAGCACAGGCTCAAAACTTTGCGATAACGGCGACAACCGAAGCAGCTATAAGAAAGAACATTGTAAAAGGCAATGCGGCAAATTATGGCTTTGGTATGATTAACGACACGCTGAAACTCGTAGGTCTTACTACTCGAAATGTGATATTTACAGGCTCAACAAGCAAAACCGATATTGGTTTAGGCAACGTCGATAATACAAGCGATGCGAATAAACCTGTTTCGACTGCTACACAAACGGCTTTAAATTTAAAACAAAATCAGCTAAACGGTACAGGATTTATAAAAGCGACAGGCACGACTATTAGTTACGATAATAGTACATATTTAAGTACTTCTACTGCTGCATCAACTTACTTACCGATTAGTAACCCAACCGCAATAGGAACATTAACCGCACCGGCTATTGCGAATAGTTTAGGGGCTAATTTTGCAACTACAAGTGGCAATGTAGGAATAGGAACAGCTTCTCCATCCGATAAATTAACGCTAAATAGTGCAGGTTCTGGGACAGGATTTAAAATAATTGGTTATCAAGCTGAAAATTTTATAAATCTAAACAATAGTTTAAGTACTGGTAATAGAACATTTCGCTTATTAGCAGGAATTACAAGTGTTGGTTATCAAGGGTTTTCAATATACGATAATGTTGCGGCTGAAACAAGATTTGTAATAAATAATAATGGTAACGTAGGTATAGGAGTTACAACTGATGCAGGATATAAATTGGACGTAAATGGTACTCTAAGAACAGTAAATGATGCTTATTTTGCAACTTCGAGTGGAAATGTAGGAATAGGAACATCAACACCTAACGCATCATCAGTCTTAGATATAACATCAACTACGCAAGGAGTATTGTTTCCACGATTAACAACAACACAAATCAGTGCAATATCATCACCTGCCGACGGTCTTACTGTCTATAACACAACATTAAAAGCGATTTGTTTCTATGATGCAGGAGCGGCAGTTTGGAAAAGAGTTTCACATTCAAATATGTAATATGAAAATAAGCAAACAAGGTTTAGACCTAATAAAAGGTTTTGAAAAGTTTATATCAGAGCCTTATATAGATGCGGTAGGTAAGCCGACAATCGGCTACGGTAGTACTTATTATCTTGATGGCAGAAAAGTAACGATGCAAGATTTTTTTATCACCGAAGCACAGGCAACTATTTTGCTTGAAACGATTTTTGAGAAAGATTTTGCAAAGTTTATACCGCAAAATGTCAATCAAAATCAGTTTGACGCAATGGCTTCGCTGATTTATAATATTGGTGCAGGTGCGTTTAATGGTAGCACTTTACGCAAAAAAGTAATTGCAAATCCTGATGATGCAAGCATTGAGCAAGAGTTTATGAAGTGGAACAAAGGCACTGTTAATAAGCAAAAGGTTGAACTGCGAGGGCTAACAATTAGAAGAAAAAAGGAAGCAGAACTATACTTTAAACCAGTAATCTAATGTTTACAAAATTAAAACTAAAAATTATATTGGGTGTCGTTGTTGTGGCGGTTGGGATATTTGTTTCTCGCTACTTAAACAATCATTCATTTGTGAGCGACAAGTTTATTAAGAAGAAAGTTGATTCAATTGCAACTTTACAAAGGACAATAGTCTTGAAAGATTCTTTGCTATTTTCTTGCAACCAAAACAGCGATGTAAGCGTGCAACAGCTACGTGAAGCACAGATTGTAATAGCGGAACTAAACAAGCAGGTGAAACAAGCAAAAAGTAGCTGTAAACAAGCAAACGAAGCAATTGCACACTATGAAGCTAACGACTTGATTCGCTATTTTGTGTACGATAGACGAGGATTGTTTAAAATCGGTTGCTACAAAGAGGTGTTTGAGAAACCTAAAAATATTTGCAAATAATAAAAAAACAAAAATATGAAAACTACAATTTTAATTCTTTCGATTCTTTTTTCTGCATTTGTAAGCAATGCACAGACATTTACTTTTAAGGTCAATCCGTACACGTTTCAAGATGAAACACGCAAATCGGTAACAGTTACAGGCATTCGTGCAAAGATTATCAGCAATGTTGATTGTAACCTTTCTGACAGTACTTTTTATCGTCAGTTTTACATTGACTTCAAGACCACTACCGTAGAATCTTACGGAGGTTTAAACACCGATACAGGTAAGATGTCGAGCGAATTAGCTACGAATATGAATATCCCTTTAGCTACTGCAAAGGCGTTGATTTTAGATATTTGTAAGAAGTTAGAATTTGGTACAATTGCCGAAAAATACGCAGCAGCAGGACAGTTGGCAGGCGGTTACGGCTACACGTTAAAACCGTTGAGCGAGCAAAAAGAATGACAATTTACCCCGAAATACGGCTTAAAAAGGTTAGAAATCTTGATTGGCAAGTAACTGAAAATTGCTTGCTGAATCAGTACGGAATTATAATAAACGAAGGTTTTCAGACTGACTTGGTCAGCTCTCCGAGGCTTTTGTGGTTTATAATTCCGCCACATGGGCTTTCTGTTAATGCTGCGGTTGTACACGATTTTTGTTGGAGAAATAGATTATTGAGCCGTAAAAAGTGCGACGATATATTCTTTGAATTGTTAAAAGAAACACAACTTCGCTCTTGGCAATGTTGGGCAATGTATTTATTTGTTCGTGCGTTTGGCTGGCTAAAAAACTAAAAATATGAGCAATATATTTCTTTTGTATCGAGAAAAAATTATTGAAGTCTTAACGCAAAATAAAGACTTGAATGATACTAAAGTTGCTTTAAGGGTGCTTGGGCAGGTCAGCGATTTGGGGGAGAATCATCCGAACTTTGGAACGCTACGAAAGCAAATAGGACGCAACCGCAAGGCAATACTGGACGAACACGAGGGCGTTTACAACGCAACTGAAAGTATTGATGTACCGAATAGTGCGATGAAACACCTGTGGTTTAAGACAAAAGAAATTTCAGCGTTTGTAAAGAATCCTAATTATGTCGATGCTCAGGAACAAATTATAAAAGACCTTGATTTTACTTCTTTTTACAAGGAGGTTGTAAAGCCAGTCGAGGTCGAGAAAAAGAAAAAGAAAGTAGGTTTTTTTGATAGATTAGTTTACACCGATACGCATATCGGAATGAACGTAAACCCCGATGGAAACTCTTTGTACGGGGGCAAGTGGGATTCTGAAGAGTTATTTGAACGTTTGAAAATCATTATAAATCACGTTGTAAGGCATCAAAAAAGTAACGTGCTATACATTGACGATTTGGGTGATTATATGGACGGTTGGGACGGTCAAACAGCGAGAAAAGGGCACGATTTACCCCAAAATATGAGCAATCAACAAGCATTTGATTGTGGTATAAGTTTCAAAGTGCAGATGGTGGACGAACTGATAAAGTACTACGACAAAATAATTATTCACAATATTTGTGTAGATAATCATAGTGCGGATTTTGGGTATATTGTTAATAGTGCGTTTAAGGTTATCGCCGAATTAAAATATCCGAATAGTGTATTTGTAACTAATCAGCGAAAATTTATCGGGCATTACAAAGTTGGCAATTTCACATTTATATTAACGCACGGAAAGGATGATAAAAACTTAAAATTTGGATTTAAGCCGAAATTGGACGACGTACACGAGAAGAAAATAAATGAATACATAGATGTTAATTACCTATTTCGCCAGGGAATTACAATTGAGTTTTCTAAGGGAGATAGTCATCAATACTTATTTGATAGCACCCCATCTAAATTCAATTATTACAACTACCCTGCTCTAAGTCCATCGAGCGACTGGGTTCAGACAAACTTTGCAAGGGGCAAATCGGGCTTTGTATTTTTTAATTACACGGAAGATAGCAAAGAAACTAAGGAATATTTATTTGACTGGAAAACATAAACTATAAATAAAATGCACCAAAATTTTTCTAACGAAAGTCCCGTGCTGATAGTCGGGATTTCAAACATACTTTTTATGATTCTTAACAGTCATTTTATTTCTTTTCAAAATCTTTCTGTCTCGATAACAATTGTTGTCGGGTTATACGGTTTGCTAAAACAAATCGAAAAGGATGGCGGATTTCGCACGTACTTTCAGAATTGGATAAATTTTAAGAACCTTTTTAAACCTAAGAAATAATGTCTCGAAAATATTTTAAATGGCTATCAGATGATTTGTATGCATTCTTAGTAACGCTGAAAAAGTGGTATAACACCGCTTTGGGGGTCGGAACGGTTACGACTGGAATTATCATCGACAACGCAGGCGTAAATATAGTTGACTTGATTCAGCCAAAGGTTTTGGTGATAATATCAGCGTTTTTTCTGTTTTTAGGCTTTTTTTTGGAGGGCTATAAAAAAGATAATTTTGATTAGTAGAAATGCAAAAAGCCCCGATATTCGAGGCTTTTTTAATTTTATTCTTCAGTAACGGTTACAGCAATATAGTTTTCAATGTGATAGCCGTAGTCTCGTAATTCGAGACTAAGTTTGTACCAATACCCTATTGGTATAGGTCTATGCCCTTTAACCGCTTTAGAAAGTGTGCTTTGCGGAATGTTTAATTTTTCTTCCAAAGCGTTTAGGCTTATTAAAGGGTGTGTTTTTAGGTATTCTATTAACGCATTGTTTTCGTTTATTAGGTGTTCTTCGTTATCTTGCATCTTCTTAAAAGTTTTAAGCCCTCAAAGTTGTTCGAGCAACAGCGAGGGCTTTTTTGTTAATTTTGAATTGTAAAGTATTCGCCTATTTTTTCACAAAATTCAGCAAAACTCTTTTCTGCTAACTTTGCATTTTCATTTGCTGTGTTATCTTCCCAAAAGTTTGTAAAGCCAAAACTCGTTTCAGATAGCTTTGTGCTGTCTGTAAATTCAATCATATCATTTTCAGAAACTACGTTCAAATTCATTTTTGTACCAAGATTAAATAAATGAGACAAATCATCTGCCATAAATTTATGGTCAAATCCCATTTTATTAGGACTTTGAGTTGTAGCTTTTTGAAGAACTACAACATAAGTTTTGCCTGTTTGTTTTTCGATTGCGATAGTGTTCATTTTCTTAAAAGTTTTAAGGTAGCTTTGTTACTAACTTGATACAAAGTACGTTAATTAATTCCATTTGTCCAAATGTTTGGACAATTATTTTTATATATTTATTTAGGAGGGTAGTTAAGGAGGTAAGTTAAGGATGGTAGTTTGTATTATTTATTTTGCAAAAAAAAGAACCAACTTTTTTGGGTTGGTTTTTAAAATCTTTTCCAGCATCAGGAATGAAGATCGTTCAAATTTGGCTTGTTCCAACTGGCGGATTAATTTTGGTTATACTCCACATTCAACATTGCGGATAAACGAAATAATACGTCACTTCCAAAACCATGCAAGTCCCAATATTCATGTTTTTTATCGAAGTTCCACCACAGTATTTTTAGAACTTCTGATTTTGGAAAATCAACAAAAAATGTATGATTATAAGTTATCACTCTATCAAACTCTTTTTCTTCCCACTCCACTATAAAGGAATTTTCGGTAAAAGAATGAAAAACTTTTAAGTTTTCCATACCTTCTTTTTTTTCAAAAGGAGTACCTATTGCTTCTTTGTCGAAATTTTGTATTCTTGCTATTACATATAGCTTAACATCATCAAGGTCATTTGTTTGCTTCCAATGAACCGAGCTACCCGATAACCCTGATTTTGATATATGCAATATACCAAAATCTTCGGTATTCAATGTGCTACTTTGTGTAGCTATTTCTTCAACAATTTGATTCATTTTCTTGTTATTTTAAATTTAAAAAAATACTATCGAAGCCATTAATCCTGAAAGAGAGCCTATTGCAGGACTAAAGGCAATAATTACATTTTTTTTCTAATAAATTTAATCTTTGATACATATTCTCTATTTTTTTGTGCGACATTTGAAAAGCAAATATCAATAATCTTTTACGAATGTTTGTCCGTTTCAGGTAGCCCGGCATGAAGCCGTTCCGTTATTTTCGCCTGAACCCGATGATATTTGCAAAGGTTTTAATAATTAACAAAAGACTGAATGCCTGTGATTAACAAAGTTGTGTTTTCCTTTTTATAAGGTAGATAGTCTCCGATTAGTTGCTTTGCTGGTTCATCAAAAAAGAATAGCCACCAAGACCCAATATTGTAGGTAATAACACCTGTTTCTTTTTGTGCGGTTACGCAAATATCTCCTTCAAATATTTCAACTCCTGTTGTGTCAAACATTCCTGTACCTCTCATAATTACGAGGTCATCGAACTCTTCTTCTGTTAATCTTTCTGAATTAATGCAGATTGATTTTAGTGAGTTTACTGGAAGTAAGATTTTTTTTGATTTTTAAATCGTACTTAAAAGCGAGTAATTTTGATTAAATTCATAGTTTTTTCTACTTAACATAACAAAAACTAATATGCTTATAATCAAATAGTTAAATAAAATGATTTCGCATATTTAAGAGTTATAGGCAACCCTAAAACAACCTCTGTTGTGAAATTGCCTCATTAAATCGTTTATCCATTGTTTGACAATAATTTTCATCAATCTCAAAGCCAACAAAATCAAAGCCATTTCTATAACAAGCAATACGACTTGAACCACTACCCAAATGAGTATCTAATATTTTTGCACCAACTTCAAGTTCGGCAAACTTTAAACAGAACTCATATAATTGAACAGGCTTTTGAGTTGGATGTATTTTGTTTGGCTCTGCTGTAACAACGTGTTTGTTATAAATTTTTGCAGGTTTTTGAATACTGCACCAAGCAAACTCACACATTGCACTACTAAAATCGTATGGCTGTTTTTTATCCCAAATTAAAAAACCTTGTGATTTAGGCAAATCAAAATAGTTACCACCCCAAATGATTTGATTTTTTGATACACGAAACAACTCTGTAAAATATTCCATTTCAGGTATGCTCATATCCCAATTTTTCTTTTCTTGCTTTTGCCTAAAAGGATTATTTGACAACCCAATTCCGTATGGAGGGTCTACCAAAGCCAAATCAAAATATTTATCAGGATAATGCTTCATTCCTTCAACACAATCCATATTATAAACAACCGAAGAAGGGCTGCCTATAACATTGCATTGGCAAAATGGGGGCTGATGTAATTCTATTAAACTTTCATTCATAATTCAACTTTTGTATTTTAATTTGGCTGTGGTGCTAAAATTCCCCCACTTCGCCAATGCTTCAACGTTATGTGCCATTTTAGGAAACACCCTGCGAACTCAACCAGTTTAGACATTTATTTTTACTTTCTGTTATTTGGACAAACTTTTCTTGCTTGCCACCTTTATCAGGGTGGTGTAAAATTGCTAACTTTTTATACGCTGATTTTACTTCAATTTCATTTGCATTTACCGACAACCCTAAAATCTCAAAACACTCATTAGGTTTTGGATTTTTGACCTGTGAAAATAAAAATGAATAGAAATTTTGACCCCAGAAATAATCATTGAATTGTTCGTTTTCCCATTCACGTTGTTTTTTACGTTGTTCCCATTCTTTATGTTTTTGCTCTTGAATTTCTCTTTTTCTTTGCATATCTTTTGGACAAAGTTCTTCACGAAGTTTGACAATTACAGTTGCAAAAAAGTAATTCCAAAGTTTTTCAGGCATTATGCCAAGCGTTTTATTGCTTATAGCATCAAACTTCATTCTAATACATCTAACAGCATTATCAAACCCTTTTAAGTTATCATTTGCTTTGTTGTATTCTAACAAACAAATAAATTCACTTGCCAAATCTTGACAAAAATTAGAGTGGTTGAACTTATCCGACAAATGAAGTTCATATTTTTTTACATATTCTTTTGTTGTCATTTTGACTAATTTTATTGTTTAAATTTGAAGTCCGTGATAAAAAACGGCACATAACAGGGTATTGGCAAAAAATGGGCAGAAGTGCTAAATTTGAGCTTTCTACTACTATTAAACTTCGGTACTGAAATGAGCATTTGTTTTTCAAATTCCCATTCTTCGCCAATACCTAATCCGTTAGCTGCAACTGCTAACATCACGTTCCATATTGACAAAATCCTCTGAATTGAAATAAACTTCTAATGGGTGGGTGTTGAATGGTCCTTCACCGACAAACACGCCATTTTCAAGTTTAACAGTCATACTGCTCATTGAACTTTTTGAGTAGTAAATTAGTGTATCACCTTCAAAAATTTCCATCACAAATAAGCAATTATCATTTTCGATATTGAAAAATGATGGATATTTTCTTTCAAGCAATTGGCGTGTTGTTAGTGGGTCACTTACCCAATAATTTTTAAAGTGTTTATTCCAACCCACCCAAACAAATTTTCGTAAACCATCCGCAGCAGCAGCTAACATTTGCTTGCCAAAATGCGGGGTTTCGTGTTCTAAATCAAGTTCTGTATTCATATAAAATTTACGTTTTCAAATTAAGTTTAGGTGGTAAAATGCCCGCACTATCGGCAAGCAAAATCCCGTTAGCCGTAATTGCTACGACACTGCATATAACGACATTCCGATAATAACAAAAGCGTGTAACAATTGGTCAAATCCAAACACAATCCAATGCCATTTGTTAGCAGGTGATTGAAGTGCAGGAAACCAACCATTCATTCTACCTTTCCAAACATCAATTAAAAAGTGTGTTACCCATTGAAATATTACCAAGTAAGCCCAATCATTTGTAAAGCCAATAAACCATCCTAAAACAAGCGACATTAACATTGTGTGTATTGCGGCGTGAATAAATATTGGGAACAATGGCTTACCCAATCGTTTTGCATTTAGCATCCAAGCTGTTGATAAATGTGTGTAATCTGCTAACCAATGGCAGATGAAAAGTCCAATTAAAATTTGTGTTTGCATTTTTAAAATCGTTTTGACTAACCACAACTACGGCTAACAAAAGTATTGCTGCAATTGTGGCTTGACGTTAATAATTAGGCAGTGTCTATCACGGCATCTTCGGTTCTTTGAGCATCAGTTGTACTACCAATTCCACAACTGCAAAGCAATACCCACCGTTAGGCGAAACTCTTAAAGAAAGTACGAAATTTATTGCGTATATCCGCTTCGCCTAACACGTATTTACGCAATAAACTGCTTTGCAAACTACTGCGTAAATACAGTCATTAGCGGAAATGCTATGGCAACCGCAGACCATTGTGTTCTATTTCAAATTGCCAGTATTTGGCGTTATTCTTTTCTGTTCGTGTTTTTGACCAACCTCGCCTATACCAAACCAACTGATAAGGGTTAGGCTTACGAGAAGCACTTCCGCTAACATTGGTTTGTGGCAAGTGCGGCTGACGTGGTTTAACCAGCTTTAGTAATTCTAATAATCTTCTGTACATAATTTTAAGTTTTGTGTTTCAAAATCCGCACCTGACCACAAGCCAAGTGCCGTTATCAGCAATGCTACCCGACAACCCTATCAACATCGGGGATATATTCGGCAGACTTAACTTTCGGCTGTTTATCCAGTTTACCAAGCCATGTACCCAACCTGCCTTGTTGGTCTTTAATGGGCTTCATCCATTTTTCACCATCCCAATAAAGTATTCGTTTAGTACCGTTTAATCGGTAATATCCTTCACCCATGCCCGCACTGCTGCTAACACTGTGTTGCTGCAATAGCGGCTGGACGTTCTTAATTTCATCATTCTGCATATAATTATCTTTTAGTTGTTATTTGAACTTTTGTTTTCCAAATGCCGCTACTGACAGCAACACTTGAACGTTAGCAACAATAACTACCACTTCTCTACCTCCGACAAATCCAACTCTGTTTTTGTCAAGTGGCTAAAAACTTTAATTGCTGTTCCTATTCCACAAGGAGTAAATATGTAATCATACTGCCCGTATTCTCCGAACAATTCCTTTACATTGTTTTGCCACTCTTTTAATCTTTTTTCTTGTGCTTCGTCTAACTTAAATTCCATCTTGATAATCCGTTACTATTGCTAACAAAATATTGCCAATACCCGAACCGTTTTTCATAGTTTGTTCGCTTGATATCCTTCTGGAAGTGAATTGTTTGCAGCTCGTTTCTCAACTTCTTTTTTAACTTCGCAAATTGATTTCAAGCAAGTTTGCCCTTTCTTTGTCGCAATTAAATCTGATAGCGAAACAATCATATCTAATGTTTTTATATCCAAACTTTTAAATTCAGAAACAATTCCAAACGCCATTTGCAGATATTTTAATTTTTCTTCAAACGAGAATTGCTCGGTGTTTTCTGGTTCTTCAAATCTTATGTAAGTATTCCAATTGTATTTTTGCTCATGAACCCTTAGGCTTTTACCATCGATAAATATTTCATCGTCATTGTCGAGCAGATGTAAGACATCTTTTAATTCTTTAATAGTCATAGTTTTACATTATTAAATTATCGTCTTCCCGATGTCAAGAAAACGATGGTGTCTGTAATTATTTAATCAGTTAAATGATAGTGGTAAGAACTAAGAATAAATTTCTTTGGATTGTAAAGCAAAGCAAATCTCGAAATCATAGAATAAATTATTTCATAGAATTTCCCTATTGTTTTACGGATAGGCTCAAAGTTTTTATAGTCTTGTAAAATTTCTTCAAAAATCGAATTTATTATTTCAATATCTAAAGTTTGATAATACAGCTTCATTTTACAACACTGAGCGTTTTTAATTGCGTATTCCCTTGTATTTATAACTCCTTTGTGATTTCCTATACCGTTTATGTGAAATTTTCTCTTAATCGAATCCATTTCATTGCTAATCGGCACAATATTGTTTGGGTGGCAATTCAAAGGGTTTCCATCCTTAAACGCATATTTTGTCCATCCGTTTGGATTATCAACAAGGTATTTTAGTACTAACTTTGCTAAAGAAATTTTCCTGTCTTTATTACCTAAAGGAATATTCATTGTTCGATAGCCTTTATCAATTGAGCCTTTTTGAAAGCCTTTTGGGCCGTACAAATTACCATCCAAATCAAGAAAGTACCGTTTGTTTTCTTCGAGTTCTATCATAAGGCGGATTTTGAATGAGTGATTTAATCTTTTCTTTCAAAATTATATCAACTATCGCCTGCGGTGTTTGGTAAGTCAATAATTCATCAATAGTGGTTTTTAGGAAATTTGACATAAATGTTTAGATTTATACAGCATCAAAAATGCTTATTTGATTTTTTTGAGAAACTACCGCTTTTAAATTTGCTTTTGCCAAATCAAAATAACTTTCCTTTAATTCAAAGCCTATTCCTTTACGTTTCATCTTAACTGCCTGGTATACTTCGCTACCAATGCCCATAAATGGAGTT